ATATGCATATCAAAAGGAGTAATCTACATGCCAGGTAATTCCGGTGGCAAATCCTCAAATCCGGAGAAGGATGCCAAGGGCTCCGATGTTAAATCTAAGGGAGTAGCACGCAGAATTTGGAGTGTAATCTACTACGTTCGGAGGAGCGGACAATTACTAACCAACCTTAATGGAAAAGATGTTCAATGGCCTACAAAACTTCTTTTCGGTTGGCTCCATCGAGAAGCAACAGGTAACAATGCCGATTGGCGCTCACCAATATTTGGTAAGTTTAGCCGAGAGGAAATCATCGCGAGGTGGGACAAGATTTATAATCAAGGGATAATGGCGGATGATACCATGGACGACCAGTCCAAAGTGTTATTGACACAGATGGAGAGCGGACAGAGGGCCAATATTTCTGTCCAATCTGCTTATCTACCCTGGTCCCAGGATGGCCCTGAAAAGGTCAAGGCCATATACTCTGACAAGCCCAAGAAGCCTGAGCTTGTAGAAGAGGCGTTAGTTAAAGCTTTAACAAAGGTGCAAGCTTTACTACCCAGCGGTGTCCTAAAGATGCAATCCCTGGAGAATGCTATTAATGCGTCAAGAAATAATGCGCATGCAATAGACGAACCAGGCTTGGATATCTCCACGAATGCAGGACCACCTACTTTCAACAGGCATTGGTGGCCCAGCTCGGGACAGCCTAAACTTGCAAGGTTAAGGTCTGAGGTATCTAAGGCGATAATTCTTTCTAGAGCGAAGAAAGCTATCGAAATCTCTAAGGCCGGCGATTCACCATCGTGGTGGGCTATAGTAGCTAAGCGTTTAGCACAAAAGAAAGATCCTATGAAGAGAAAGCGAATTGTTATAGCTCTGGAGAAGGCCGAGGCTGTATTGTGGAAAACTTTCACACCCCAGCTTATGGATCTACTCCGAAAAGTCGTCACCAAAAGTGGTGTGCGCACATTTGTAGCATGGGTTGATCTTCCAGCTATTGATCTAGACATGCAAAAGATGTTAAAACATGCAGCTGACTCTAAACGAACAGTATTAAGTGGAGACCTGAGTAGCTTCGATGCTACAATACCTCCATGGTTGATGGAGAGTATGGGTGAGGTTATCTCAACTTGGATGTCGCCTGAGGCAAGTTATTTACCTAAGGCACTGTGTAGGTCTTTGGCTTACAAAGTGAGTCTGATAACACCAGATCACATCTACGGGGAGCAACCTTCTTCCATGAAATCTGGTTCCGGAGGAACGAACTTACTTGATTCACTTATTAATCTAGTGGCTTTGTATTATGGCGAAGCTTTAGGTTGGTATGTGGTTGATAGCGTTTGTGTGCAAGGTGATGACTTCGTCATTGATGGCGAAGGGATAGCTCCGGAAGCAATAGCTAACGCTTTTAGTCATTTCGGTATGATCGCGCATCCCGATAAACAATTGTTCCAACCCAACGCCTTATCCTTTCTACAGAGACTGCATATCTTGGGTAGAATGGGGGGCATTTCGTCCACTTACAGAACACTCGGATCTATCCTCAGCTACGAGAGACTCCGCTATAAGAAAACTGAGTGGAATGGTTGGGTTGATGTTGTGCGTACTCTTAGTCAGCTAGAGAATGTCGTGTTTAATCCGTTATTTATGACTTTCATAAAGTTTGTCAAGGGTGGTGATAAATTTGAATTAGGTGCTACGATATCTCCATCCCGCGTTCTCGCCCTATCGGGAGATGTAGGTAAGGATACGATACAACGTGATGTTGGAGCGGCCTGGAAGTCCTCAAGTTCTATAAACGGTTTCTCACGCATGCTGGTAAACAGGGCTCTGAGAGGTGAGTCACTACCACCTCAAGGAGGTAATGCGTATTTTCTTTGTGCGTATGGTGACGATCGTGTCTCACGAGCGGGAGGCATGAAGGTAGCGTAAAGCTATCCGGTGGGGTGTCCTAC